ATTAAACTTTTTAACCGAAACAACTGTTTTATCATCAACTACTACAGTTACATTTTGTGCTCGACCGATAACTAAATAAAGCTGTGTGTTAAATCTATAAAGAACATTGTCGTTATAGTCCGGCATATATTCAGGCTCAACAGCAGTGGATACGGCATATAAAAAATCATTGGTTTGTCCATCTTCTTGAACATATAAACCAATGATTCTAATTTTGTAGCCGTTTGTTAAGCCTTCGTTAGTAAATCTTAATGATACGCCAATTACAGCGTTATCACTTTCAACTTCCTCAGCGTCTAAAATTTTGCCTTCTTGCATGATATTGGGCACTTCAGTCATGCGCTCTAATTGTTGTACTGGTGTATTGCCTAAGTCATCAGCAGATGTAACTGCCCTAGTTACTTTAAATTTTGCTTGACCGGCATTAGCTCTTTTAGCAAGATCTAGCCCTGCTTGAGTTAACACGGTCTTATTATATTTTGACACTACTTAATCATTCCTTTCTGTTCTTCATTAAAGCCAATGCTGGTATCAACAATAGTATTATGGCCCATACCGACATAAACATTAGTAATCAGATCATTTCTAAAGTTAAGCTGTCCAGTGTTAGCAGGAATCTTAATAAAAGTATCGCTAGTTTGAGCAAAGCCTAGATACATTTCATTATTAATATTAACTCTAGATAATGCCACCTTGATTTGATAAATCATATTAGCCGGTAAACAAAGATTCATCATGTACTTAATGCTTTTGATTTTTTGGGCATCAATATCTAAAGATTTTGCTTCAATTATTGCTAGTCTTTTACTTTTAGGATGATCTACTGTTACCGTGGCTTTCAAATTCATTAAGCTTAGTAAGTGATTTAGATACCTTACTGTTAATGGCTTAGGTGGTAGTAAACGTAATAAAACTCGATTTCTACGAGTCTCAAGGTCATCATTCGGATCTGGTTTAATTCCTGCTTCATCTTCAAAAATTGCAATACCTTTTTCATCAGCTTTAATGATGTACTGGTTTAAAAACACTCGTTCTTGTTCAGCGTCAAATTCACTTAGGGCAAAACCTTGTGCCTTTAATAGTTCCTCCATTTCATACACGTCATTATAGTAATCAGGCATGTAATTAAGAATATATTTTTTATCCATTTACAGTCACCTCACCTAGCATAGGGAGCTGTGACACAGCATTATTAAAAGTAAGTACTATATCTTCATCTTTACCATTTAGTTTTGGCATTGAAGAATTAGCCACGCCTTCAACCATCATGATACGAGATAAAATTTTGGAACGGTAAATTATCATAGAATATCCACGCCCAACTGTAGAATCGATATTGCTCCAAGTTTGACGCAAACTATTAAAGAAATCTTCTAAGGTTTTCTTGATATTATTTTTTACAGTTTCAAGGTTAGCATCTGCACCCACAATCACTGTAGCTTCAATGTTCACATTAAGAATTTCAGGAGCTACTACAGTTACTCGGTGATCAATTGGAGCTAAGCCATATCCTTGTGTGGTTTTATCTTCAGGGTCAATTTCTTCTTTAACTTTTTTAATTAAGGTATTAGAAGCTGGTTTATAGTCATTATTGATAATGACCAATTTCACCGTTCCTGGCCCCTGCCACGTTGGATATACCTGTGTAGCTCCAACTTCACGAATTTTACTCATCATATCTAAGTAATCTGATACATTACCACCGTATGCGATCCAACTATTAGCATTCAAAATTCTAGCTCTTAAATGCTTATCGTTTTCAGCATCCCTAGCAGGTATGGTTACTTCTTTGATTTCTGCCCAATATAGTGCATCATTTGAAGTAACTGGTAAAATCTGTCCTAAATAGCTATTTGGTGCTGTTCCTGCTTCATCTGCAATTAATTCACCAGATAAATCATCATTAATTTTAGTTACCGTATAAAAAATAGGCTGTTCTCCAATTGATGCAAAACGATCACCAACTACTACATTATTAATTGGTTGGCCATCTTGATCTTGAAAAATAGCCCTTACTTCAGTTTGAGTAGCTAAATATCGATTAGTACCATGTTCAATCGCTCGATAGTCTAAAAATTCACCTTGTGCTGTTTTAATGTATGTTTGTCTAATGATATTGGCCAACTCTAAAGATTGTTCTGCACAAATCATTGCAGCAGGTGCAAGACTATCATAAATTATTGAACCTTCACGCTTATCAATATTTTCAGGTACTTGATCAAGCATCTTTTCAAGAAAATAATCATAATCATGTGCTTCAAGTTCCTGTGCTAATTCATTCGGATTCATTATTTAGTGTCACCTCGCTTTCTATTGGTACTGATCCATACACTGTATTACACCAACCTTTGACAGTCATAGAATCACGACTAGTAGCTTCAATGCTATTAATTCCTACTTCAAGAACTCTATCATCTGCGGTCAGTGCTTCAGCAATCATTCTAGTTACTTCAGCTTGTGCATAATCCATATCTTTACCGATTAATTCTGGTAAATCATTACCATAATCTTCATCGTAGATAGGATATACAAAGCGTTCTGTTTTCAGAATTTTATCAACAGCTTGCACCATTGCGTCAAGTTCATCTGTTTTACTTCGAATTCGACCATGTTCAACTTTAAAGGTTAGTGTAGGTTCATCTTCGTCTTCTTCCTCATCATCGTTGTCATCTTCAAGATATGCATCTTCCATAAGAGCACCAAAATCTAATTCATCAGAATCCATAACCATCTTCACCTAACCTTTCAAAAATATAATATTGCTGACCACCATCCATACGAAGCATAGCTACTTTATCGTTTTTTTCTAAACTGTTATCAATTTCAAGATACATTTCTTTTTTAGGAAAATTCAGGTTAGCTTTACTAATATTTGCAGTGTCATGATGATTATGAAAAGTCATCTCTGCATTACCTTTCATCATTGCTTTGCCTTGAACTTTGAATTTACCAATGTGTTTCCCTAGAACTAAAAAATTATCATCTAAAACTAAATTATTTGCTAATTGAACTCTCAAAGGATTAATTGAAGTAACTACGCCATAGGCAATATCAGCACGCTCACTAGAAGGCGTATGCTGACCTGCTATGAATCTGTAGAGCCGCTCTCCTGCCATGATTGCCCCGCTTTCATTGTTAATTCGCATTTATAATTGCTACCAAATGTATGAACTGCTTTGATAATTGGACAATTGCTAATTTTTTTCTTAAGATCGGTAATTTTAATTGTGACCGCATTACCAGCTACTAAATCAAGATTGCCAATACAAGTGATGGTTAATGTTTTATTAGCCATATTTCTAGCTTTAAGTTCTGCCTTAGCCTGCGCTACTAATTGAGCATGGTTAGCTTTACTTTTAGCGTTGATGGTCTTTTGCAATTTGCCCCATTGTGCTACGCTCTTACCTTTAGCATCAGTATATGAAAAACTAGTATTTTCAGGTGTTTCTTTAGCGCTTCCTGATTTGGCTTTTTTATTACCTTTTGCTTTAGCTGTTGAAGATACACTTTGCGATTTTTTAGAATCTTTATGTACAACTCTAATAACATTAGCAGTATTGCTGATATCAACAGCATATGTAAAATCTGTCATACCTGATTTACTACCAACATAAATCTTGAGTTTTTTATACGGAACTCTTCGAAGCTCAACAGTATCATAATTATCAAGCACAAAATATCTGTATCCAGTTGACTTATATGTTTTATCAATGGCTGATTTAACCATATCAAAATACGTTTTGTTCTCACAAATTTCAGATTTAACTTTGTGTGACGGACGTTTAACCACCTTATGTTTAATACCTGCTCGCTTGCAGACTTCAGTAAATCTATCAGCAATAGTATTTGACTTAAATACAATCGCATCTTGATTTTTAAGATACCTACTTGGTCCAAAACATTTAACACTTACAGAATTATCAGCCTTAACCTGATAATTAAATACATAGCCATAAAAAACTTTATGTTTATTCCATCTATAAGAAATAATGTCCCCAGTATATGGAATAATTGGTTTACCCGGATAAACTAAAGTGAAATCCAATTCTGATGCTGAAAAATTAAGATCTGTGGTCCATTTTACTTCATTGTCTTTGACAGCCTCAGTTAAACTATATTTTGCTTTTTTCTTAGAGTGGGTAAAGTGAGTACTTCTACGATATAAATTTAAACTCATACTAGTCATGCTCGTTTTACCTCACTCATTTTGACCCAGCCTCTAGCAGTTTTGCCAATGCCTACACATACCGGATATTTACGACCCGGACAAATATATAAAACTGTACGTTTAGCATTCTTTTCATACATACCTGCACCACGTCCATAACTATCAGCATGTAAGCGGCCATTGACTTTAACAGAAGAACCGACATTAATTTTTTTAGCTGGTTTAGAACGTCCACCTTTACCCTTCTTACCTTTTTTCTTAGGGCTTTTCAGTTTCTTATAACCGAATTTCTTATACTGCATTAACTCTAAGGTATAAGTATATTCATCAGCAAAGCCATCAACCATACCGTACTCAAAGCTTGAAATTGTCATTAGAAGATTAATCTTTATGTCTGAAACCACTAACCTTACTTTATGTTTACTTTTCTGAATTTTCTTCAAAGCATTTATATAAGTATCAGGCTTTTTAGCTTCTTTATCCGCATAGCTAGGCTTAAAGGTAGTCATATTAGGAAAAGTACTTTCGATAGATACTGAAACTAATTTTAAATCTCCAAGAACGTTCACTTGCCCTAAGTTGACAATAGTTTCTTGTTTATCATCAGTTTCATATTTAAGCTTTATTTCTGCTGGATTAATTGGTAATTTAATTGTTTTACCAGTTGTCTGATCCGTTAGGTAAAACTTAATCTTATTCATTTCATCCTCCTAACTAACCTAAAGCCTTATCTTTTTGGTTAAAAATTAAATCTTCTATTTGAGTAAGCACACTATTAGCTGTTTCTTCAGGACTACTGCTGTCATTAATTACAATCGCACCTGGTGCAATAGTAATTTGACTAGTTGAAGTGGTCCCATTGCCATAGTAATTGGTAGTATTTGTTGCGCTATTAGGAGTAATCAAACTAGAACCTACAGCATTACTTGAAGCAATTGAATTAGATCTTACTCCATTAGTACCAACGCTAGGATATGCACTATTAATCATTGCTTCACTGCTTTGATTAATTAACCCTAAAGTACTATTCATACCCACAGCCATACCTTGACCAATGAAGCTACCGACTTCAGCAAATAATCTTGATGGTGAGTGAATTTGTGCTTTTGCACGTGCCGCTCTATTAGCTTGTGCTACTAAAGCATCAGCTGCGGCGGCTACTGCTCCAACTTGAGATCTAATACCAGCTGCTAGACCTTGGCCAATCATTGCGCCAACGCTTTGCATTTGACCAGCGGCGGCACGACCAGCCGCAGCGGCTTGGTTTACTGCACTACGAACAGCTGAAGATAAAGCCGCACCACCTGCTCTAGCAGCTGCAGCCGCTCTAGCCATACCACTACTTACTGCAGAAACAACACCGCTCATGTTAGGTCTAGCCACTTTAGGAGCTGGAATAGTTTTGAGATGCGGTGTTTTTGGTGTTGGTACCTTAGGTGTTCCTACCTTTGGAGCCGGAATTTGTTTAAGGTGTGGTGTCTTAGGAGTTGGTACTTTTGGTGTAGCCACTTTAGGAGCTTTAATTTTCTTGTTTGATAATGCAGCTAATTTCTTATTAGTTTCTGCAATATCTACTTTAGTTCCAATCTTTACCTTAAATTTTGATCCCTTAGCAATACTACTTATCTTTTTGTTAGCACTCATAGGGTCAACATCTATACCAACTTTTACTTTTTTCTTGCCTGCTGCAGAAGTAGCTGCATTTATAGCATTTCCAATTGTCTTCTTAGTTACAGAAAAATCTAATGGATGGAAATTCTTTTGTGCATCTCCGAAGGCCTTACCTGCATCAGCAAAAGTTTTTCGTGCACTAGAGAGTGAGAAATCTCCATGAGCTATATCTTTAATAGCATCACCAACACCATGTAAACCTTGAACAAATCCTTTCAAAGCACTAAAGGCGGCACCAATTCCACTTACGATATTTTTAAAAATATCAACTATCATAGCTAAGCCGACAAGAACGCCTGTACCGACAATAGCACCTAATGCTGTAATAAAGGTTTTAATTGCTGGAAGAGCTGGCTGAATTGCTTGTCCAATTTGACCAAAAGCCTGTCTAATTGGTGCAAAAGCCTGACTTAACCCGGAAAAAGCTTGAGATATGGCTTGCCCAAAACCACTAAAAGTGCTTTGAACAAAATCTCTAAAGCCCATAAAATTGCTTTTCCATGCCATAACAGCACCAGCAATAACCGCAGTTACACCTAAAACAATGCCGCTTATTGGCAAAAATGCACCAGATAGTGCGGGGGCTAATTGACCTATGGAGCTAACAATACCCGAAATTTTACCTGCTAACCCTCCAATGCCTGCACCAATTTGAGTATTACCGCCTAAAAAAGCTGGTAATTTAATTGCCTTAGCAGAATTAGCACCATCTTTCAGAATTGAAAAGAAACCAGCTACATCATTACCCATTTTTCCAATACCTGAAAAGGCTTGTGGAATTTGTTTAATACCTTTTAGAGATGTAGCCCAACCGCCTTTAAACTCTTTGAATCCTCTAGCTATGTTCATGATTGACCCTGAAACGGAGCCCATACCTTTTAATAAAGCCAAAGAACCAGCAAAAGAAGCTATAGCCACACCAACTGCTTTAATTTGTCCTGGACTCATTCGCCCAATTGCATTAGCAATATTAGTAATGATTCCTGCTACTGTTGATATACCATTACCAACTAATTGACCTAAGTTAGAGAATAAATTACCACCCTGAAAGCCTCTTATTTTTGATGTGACATTTGTAATAGCTCTACCAATAGCAGAAAAAGCTTTTCCAATTGCACCGATAGCTGGTGTTGATTGAAAACCTTTAAAAATATCACCTACTACCCTAGAAATATTTTTAATAATGGGCAAAACAGTATTAAAAGCATTACCTATTCCATCCATCACTTTATTAACATCAACTTTACCTAAAAGATTAGCAATATCATCACCAATTCTTTTAAAGTTTAACTTACCTAGTCTATCAGTGATTTGTTCAACGGCTTTAATACCGACTTTACCGACTTTATCAAACTCAGGTTGAAGCTTGTTTGCTAAGGTTTCTTTTAAACCATCCATTGCTTGACCCACAGTTTTATACTGTGTAGCCATCTTTGAAAAGTTTTTATTAGTACCCGTTTTAGCTACAGCATCTAAGAAATCTTGAGTTTTAACTTTACCATCTTGAATTTTTTGAATTAATCCGGTTAAGTCTGTTCCCATCGATTTAGCAACAGCGGACATACCGGCTGGAGCTTGTTCCATCATTAGCTTAAAATCTTGCCACTGTACTTTAGGCTTAGCAGCCATCTGCGTAGCTTGCTCTGAAATAGTTTTCATTGCTTGTGCTGGATCAGCAGCAGTAGCGGCTAACCCACCAAAACCTTTAACCAGTTGTGCAGTATTTTTAGTACCAACAGCAGCTAATTGGCTATAAGTAGTACTCATATCAGAGGCACTATAAATAGTCTGTTGGGCAAACTGTTGCATCTCTTTTTTTGCATTAGCAATTTGAGCTGGTGACTGTCCTATTTGACGTAAATTACCTTCAAAAGTCTGCCATGACGTTGATGCTTCATTAAGCTCACTTACCATAGACTTAATACCAGCACCAGCCATTCCCATACCTTTACTAATGAGGTTACCTACAGCAACTCCACCAGCCATTGTTTTGAACATATTGCCTGAAGATCTTTCAGCATTGCCAAACATATTTCCAGCTAAAGCGCTTTTCATTCGGCTCATTCCTGATTGTGCTCTAGCAAGTCCACTTGATAATTTATCTAATGGATTACTAAAAGCATCGTTGATTTTAATAGTTGTACTAATCGTTCCCATTGATTACCTCCTTCCTAGTTCTTCTATACAAAAAAAGAAGGCAAAAGCCCTCACACAAAATATTAGTGTTGTGACTTTGCCTTCCTTTCTGCTTCTTTTCTTGCTTTTTCTTCTTGCTCTGTTCTTAATTCAATTGATGCTATAACTACTGCTTTTTCACGTCTACTTAATTCGGTCCATTGCTTAGGTGTCCAATGCATCTTATTAAGAAGATAGTGATATATAGCAAAATCACCAACTGAATTACTAATTAGTTTTTTGCTTCTTTAACTAAATCAGTATCACTATCTGCTGCAACGCCTGATAGTTCCATTACCTTATCAGCTAAAACATTGTACTCACCGGCTAAAAGCATGGCTTCTAATGTGCCCGCAGGATCACCATATGTGCCGTAATGTTTTTGAAGCTTTTCATCAATTAAATTAGGTACTACCACACTTGCTACCATTAGCTTGTCTTCAAACTTGTCTTGATCAAATACACTTTGCTTAAGATGAGTTCTACTATTAAATTCAACGGTCTTAGATTCTTTTCTTAAATCAGCCATTTCTTTAGCAGTTAAAGAGCGAATCTTAAAAGGTACAGGAAAACGTTTAAAATCAACGTTTTTTTCCTTAACTGGACTCTTTACATTAATAAAATCATCAATATTATAATTTTCAGTCATAATTTAAATTCTCCTCTTTAAAGACCATTGAATGCTTGAACTAAGTGGATATTTTCAAAAGTAAAATCAGTTTCCATATCCATTACGCTGTCATCTGCTTTGAAGTCAGCGACAGGAATTTCATCCAAGTTAACTTCATCTAATTGAACAATCTGTTTACCTGTTCTTGAAGTTTTATCTTCAATAGTAAAAGTAATTGTAAAGTAAAGATCACCTTCCATTTGAGTGTAAGGAATACCGTATTTAATCCAATTAGAATTAATTACATATTGTCCTAAGGTGCCAGTGCCATCAACAGATGTAGTTTTGTGCTTAGTCCAGTGGTCACCTAAAACATTAACCTTTTCCTTATTCTTTTTAATATTGATCTTTAATTGCTTACAATCAATTAAATTAATAACATTACCATTAATAGTAACGGTAACTCTTGCATCCTTTGAAGA